ACGCTGACAACTGTTTACACAGTTCCTACGGGTTACTACGCCAAGTTTACTGTGATGTACATTCACAATACTGGTGGATCGACTAAGCATATTACTGTTCAGTGGAATGATGCCAGTGCCGCCACTTCCTACGATATTCTTACTGCTTACGACTTTACTTCAAAGCAATACCTTCAATTTGATGGCAATGCTTATATCGTTTTAGAAGAGGGCGATAAGATTCAAATTACTACGCAATCATCTAGTTCATTCAGTTTTATTGCTACTTTTGAACAAATAGGATTAACAAGAGCATGACCACATACCTTCAAGCTGTTAATGACGTTCTTGTCCGACTCAGAGAAGAAGAAGTCTCTACTGTTACCGAAACAAGCTATTCCTCTTTGATTGGCAAGTTTGTCAATGATGCCAAGCGTCAAATAGAAGACTCTTATGAGTGGAACATATTGGGTACTACAGTAGTAGTTTCTACTGTTGCAGGGACATCTTCTTACTCCTTAACAGGGGCAGGACAGAAGTTCCGTGTTCAAGACGTTATCAATGATACGAATAACACAGCCATGACAAACATCCCGTTTGTTAACATGAATCGTTATTTGAACTTTGGGACTGTCTCTAGTGGTGTACCTTTGTATTATGCTTTTGATGGTGTAGATGCTAGTTATGACACTAAAGTAACTGTATTTCCCATTCCTGATGGCGTAGTTAGTCTAAGATTTAGCTTGGTCGTGCCACAAGCACCATTGACTTCTGATGCTACTGTAATTCTGATGCCATCTGAGTTGGTGGTTCAGAGTGCTTATGCTCGTGCTTTGGTTGAGCGTGGTGAGGATGGTGGTCTATCTTCTTCAGAGGCTTATCAGTTGTACAGGTCTATGCTCTCTGATTACATTTCTACGGAAGCTACTCGCTATCCAGAATTTGGCTCTTTTGAGGCAGTTTAATGGCTCAACCAATCCAAACATTCAGCATTAGCGCACCAGGGTTTTTCGGACTCAACACCCAAGACTCGCCATTGGATTTAGCGCAAGGCTTTGCTTTGGTTGCCACTAATTGTGTGATTGACCAGTATGGTCGTATTGGTTCACGTAAAGGTTGGACAAGGGTTAACTCCTCTTCTGGAAACCTTGGTGCTAACGATGTTGGTGTCATCCATGAGCTAGTTCAGCCTGATGGCACTTTAACAGTCCTCTTTGCTGGCAACAACAAACTCTTTAAACTAGGTACATCTAATGCGGTGACTGAGTTGACCTATGGGGGGGGTGGTTCTGCTCCTACTATTACTGCGAGTAACTGGCAGTGTGCTTCTTTGTATGGGATTACTTACTTCTTTCAAACAGGTCACGATCCTCTGATTTATGATCCTACTGTAAGTACAACTACCTATAGACGGGTTTCTGAGAAGACTGGCTATGTAGGGACTGTTCCTAGTGCAAACATTGCTATATCGGCTTATGGTCGCTTGTGGGTGGCTTCTACCAGTGGAGATAAAGTCACTGTTAGCTTCTCTGATCTAATTGCGGGTCATGTATGGTCTGGTGGTACTACTGGTACTTTAGACACAAGTAGAGTTTGGCCTAATGGTGCTGATGAAGTTCAAGCCTTGGCTGCTCACAATGGTTTCTTATTTATCTTTGGTAAGCGTCAGATTCTTGTTTATCAGGGTGCAACTACTCCTTCTACGATGTCCATATCCGACACAGTTGGAGGTATTGGTTGTTTAGCAAGAGATAGTGTTCAGACAACCAGTTCTGATGTGATCTTCTTGTCAAACTCAGGTGTTCGTTCATTGATGAGAACGATTCAAGAGAAGTCTGCTCCTGAAGGCGATTTGTCTAAGAATGTACGCAATGACTTGATGAGTGATGTTGCTTCACAGAATTTGGCAAACATTAAGTCTGTTTATTCTGAGCGAGAAGGCTTTTATCTGTTGACGATGCCTGTTACTCAGTCTGTTTACTGTTTTGATACTAAATTAGCATTACAAGACGGATCACGCAGAGTAACTACTTGGGACTCTATCACTCCTACGGCTTTAGTTGCTTTAAGAAGTGGTGCTGTTTATATTGGCAAGAATGGCTACATTGGTCAATATACTGGATATAACGACCACACAAGTACTTATCGAATGCAGTATTACACCAACCATGCAGACCTTGGTAATGTGAATCAGACATCTGTTTTAAAGAAGATTTCCACTGTTGTAATTGGCGGGACTAATCAACCAGTCATCTTTAAGTGGGGATTCGACTTCAAGACAAACTATCTAAGTGCGACAACAACCATCCCTGTTCAAGGTGTTGCTCAATATGGCATTGCTGAATACGGGGCTAACGCTACTGTAGTCGCAGAATATTCTGATGGTGTTGCTTTAAATACTTTAAAAGTATCTGCTAGTGGTACGGGTAAGGTTGTTCAGACAGGCTATGAGTCTGATATTAACGGGTCACAACTTTCTATTCAAAAAATAGAGATTCAAGCAAAAAATGGGAAATTATCTTAAAAGATAAGGAATAGATATGGCTGATTATACAAAAAGCACTAACTTCGCAACCAAAGATAACCTTACCTCTGGTAATCCTGCAAAGATTGTCAAGGGTACAGAGATTGATACTGAGTTTAACAACATTGCAACGGCTATTGCTACGAAGCAAGACTATGACGCTGATTTAGCTGCTTTTGCACTAAAGACTGCGCCTAGCGGTGATGTTGTTGGTACGACAGATACTCAAGGTCTGACAAACAAGACCCTGACAAACCCAACTGTTACGAACTATGTTGAGAGTGTTGTTGCAATTGGTACTGTAACAAGTTCACACACATTAGTTTTGACAAGTGGAACTGTTCAAACGGCAACACTAACTGCTTCTACTGCTTGCACATTCACGATGCCCACAGCTACTGCGGGTAAGTCGTTTATCTTGTTGTTAAAGCAAGCGGCATCTACTGGAGGCGGTACTGCTACTTTTACTGGCGTTAAGTACAATTCATTTGGTACGCCAACGATGACATCTACCGCAGGGAAAATGGATATTTTTAGCTTTGTATCTGATGGTACAAATTGGTATGGTTCTGTTTCGCAAGGATACACACCATAATGTTTGCCGCTATTAACTCATTTATTGTTGGCGGTTCAATCCCCCCTACTGGACAAGACGCATATACATCAGCAGGAACATATACATGGACTGCACCTTATGGTGTTAAATCTGTTTGTGTTGTTTGTGTTGGTGGCGGTGCAGGTGGAAATACATCAAGTGAAAATAGTTCTACTGGCGGTTCAGGTGGTGGACTTGGTTATAAAAACAACTACTCTGTAATACCTGGCAACACTTATACAGTAGTTGTTGGCGCAGGTGGCGCTAATTATCCGCCCCTCACCCAAACAGCTCAACCAGGTGGTGATAGCTATTTCGTAAGCACAGCCGTTGTTGCTGGCTATGGTGGCGCAATAAATTCAACTGGTGGTTCTTATGTTGGAGACGGAGGCGGCAATGGAGGTGCTGGTGTTGCAAATGGGAATCAAGGCGGAGGCGGTGGTGGCGCTGGTGGTTACTCTGGAAATGGAGGAGCTGGTAGTGCTGGAGGGTTAAATGCTTCAGCAGGCTCTGGCGGAGGCGGTGGTGGTGGCGCAGGTGGTGCTGGTTCTGAAGGGGGCGGAGGCGGTGGTGGCGTAGGATTATTAGGCCAAGGCTCTAGTGGTGCTGGAGGAACATTTGGAACAGCAACATCTCGATTAGGATTAGGAGGCTCTGGTGGCAATGATGCCTCTAATAGTTATAGCGGAGGCTCTGCGGCTGGCTCATTTGGTGGTGGTGGTGGTGGTGGCTCTAATAATGGTGGAGCATGGGGTGGCAATGGCGGTAGTGGCGGAGTAAGAATTATCTGGGGCACTGGACGTTCATTCCCCTCAACGAATACAGGTGACTTGTAAGGAAAAATCATGGCGACTAAACAACAAATTATTGACTACTTAACAGCCAATCCTAACCTTAGCGATGCTGAATTAGTAGCATACATGGCACAAAACCAGATTAGTCCTGCTCAACTAGCAGAGGCTTCTGGTGCGCCTGTAGGACAGATTTCTGCACAGATTGGTGCAACTATCCCTCCTAATCAAGCAGTTCTTCTTGGCGACACTTGGATTCAGCCTCAATATCAAACCTATGGCTCTGGAGAAAGTGAAGTCATCGGGCCACTAGAAAATGTACAAGTGTACAAAACCACTGGTGGCAAAAATGATCAAGTTGCTATTGGCACAGATGTACAAAACTTTTCACCTTCAGGTGAGTATCTAAACACATTTAAGACTCAAAAAACAGAAAGTGGTTTTGGTGAGTTCTTGGCAGGCGCTGGATTGCTTTTTGGTTTGCCAGGTTTATTAAATGCTGGAGGTGGAGTTGCTGGTGCGGCAGGAACTGCAGGGATGTCTGCGGCTGAACTTGCTCAACTTGATCTTGCACTTGGTGGTGCAGGTGGTTCTGCGGGGGCTACTTCTCTTGCTAACGCCTTGGCTACTGGTGCAAATGTTGGAACTTTAACTAACTTGACTGGTGGTTCTGGTGCTGGCTTGCTCTCAGGTGCAGGCTCTACTCTTTCTAATGCCGCAGGAACAATAGGTTCTACGTTAGGTAATGTTGCTGGTTCAATTGGCACAACACTCGGTAATGTTGGTGGAAATATTGGCTCTACTTTAGGCAACATAGCTACAACAATTGGTGGCGCAGGAACTGACTTGATTACCAAAGTTGGAACTGGAATTGGCACTAATCTGTTGACTAATGCGGGTACTAAGTTACTTGGCGATGCAGTTACTGGTGGTCTAGGTTTAGCAGGTGGTGTACTGCAAAGCCAAGAGTCAAGAGATGCCGCTACTACTGCCGCACAGAATGTCAACACTGCTACACAAGCGGCTGTTGCTGGTTCTCAATTCCGACCAGTAGGGATGACCACTCGCTTTGGTACATCTCAGTATAAATATGATCCTGTTACGGGTCAGATGATTTCTGCGGGTTATCAATTAACTCCTGAAGCCAAAGCACAGCAAGACCGCTTTGCAACAATGGCTAACTATAGCCTTACGCAAGCAGAGAACGCTCAAAGTCAATTTGCACCACTTCAAACGGGTGCGGCTAACTTGTTTGGTTTGGGTAATCAATATATTTCTCAATCTCCGCAAGATGTTGCTCAAAGGTACATCAATCAGCAGATGCAGTTGCTTCAACCTTCTCGTGAGATGGAATTAGCTAATCTGCAAAACAGACTACAACAACAAGGTCGTGCGGGTCTTTCTGTTGCACAAGGTGGTACTTTGGGTGCAACTACTCCTGAACTACAGGCTCTCTATAACGCAAGAGCGCAACAAGAACTACAACTGGCGGCTAATGCTCAACGAGAAGGTCAACAGAACACCTTGTTTGGCGCTGGTTTGCTCGGTCAAGGCTCTCAAGCATTGGGTCAATACTTTGGTGGTCAAGTACAGGCTTATCAGCCTTACCAAGCCGCTATGGGTCAAGTACAGAACCTTGAGTCTCTTGGACAACAACCACTTCAGATGGGTGCTTCCTTGGGTCAACAATCGGCTACAGCGGGTGCTAATGCGGGTCGTATCGGTCTTACAGGCGCACAAATCTCAGGTAACTTGATGACAAGCCCTGCTGTGACAAACAACCCTTATGCGGCTTTCTTAGGTGGCTTGGGTTCTCCAACATCTACATTGGGTCGGGGATTGGCTAACTACTTTACTGGTGGTGGATATGTTCCTCCTAGCACATTTAGCGCATTAGGAACTGGTGGTTTTGGTACTGGCAATGTATTTGGCAACCAAGACTTAGGGTCATTTTTGTAAGGAACAAAGATCATGGCTGAAATAGTAGGAAGTTTATTTGGTGTAACACCTGATATGTATGAGCGTCAACAACGCCAATCTGCGTTGAATGAAGGCATAGCGATGGCTAGGTTAGCCCCTGAAGACAGAGCGCAAGCAATGATTTACTCTGGTGCGGCTGGTTTAGGCCGTGCTGGCGGTGGTTTATTGGGTGCTGTAGACCCACAACTTCAGAGAATTACACAGCAAGATCAGTTGTTGCGTGGTCTTGATATTACAGACCCAATTGCTTTGGCTAATGCGGCTCAAAAAGCAAGTCAACTTGGCAATCCAGATTTGGCTTTAAAGTTATTGGCAACAGCAGACCAGATGCAACAACGTGTTGCTAGACAACAAGTTGCACAAGAAGCATTACAAGCTCGTCAGATTTCACAACAGGCTTTTCAACCAGGCACTCCTGGAAGAGCGCAAACATTGGATGTTCAAGAGCGTGAACAAATGGCAGATCAAGGCACACCAATGCCTGAGAATTTTGCTGGTACAGCTCCAACTTACAACATCAATCAAGTTGAGGCTCAATTGTTGAGAACCCCTGCTGGTCGTGCTGAGTTGGAGAGCATTTATAAAGCCCAAGAAGCAGCCGCTAAAACTAATAAACTTGCAGCAGAAGCACAATCTGCTCAAACTGAGGCACAATTCGCCACTCCTACTAAACGTGCTGAATTGCTCAAAAAAGCAGCAGATGCAGAGAAAGCAATTATTGAGTCACAGTTTACTCAACGAGCACAAGAACTTGGTTTGCAAGAAAAAACTTGGAACATTCAGAATGTGCAAAGTGAAATTAAAACTCGTGGTGCTAAGTTGAACTTAGACGCACAGATGACCAATGCCACTGTTCTTGAGAAACTTGCTCAAATCAACAAAGCAAACAACGACATCCCGTCTGACACTCGCAAATTGATTAACGAAAGTGCTATTGTTGCGGCAACCTCAAAACAGTCGGCAAATCAATTTAACGATCTTGCCAAACGTATTGAAGGTTTGGGTGGCTACGGCAAGTTATCAAGCCTTAGTGAATTTGCAAAATCTACAATTGGTGCAGAAGGTTATGAAACTTCTTTGCGTCAAGAGTACACTCGTTTACGTAACACAGCCGCAATCAAATCATTGCCGCCAGGCCCTGCAACAGACAAAGATATTCAAATGGCTTTGTCTGGATTTCCTAAAGACACATCAAACTCTGCTCAAATTGCTCAGTTCTTGCGTGGCATGGCTAAACTTCAAGACATTGACGCATCGGTTGCAAATGCCAAGACTGATTGGCTGACTCAAAACAATGGGACTTTGACTAGATCGGGCAGAACGTTTGTTGCTGGCGACTTTACAGTTCGACCAGGCGAGACTTTTAACGACTTCTCTGCTCGTGTAGCAACAGATGTTAACAAACGATATGCTTCTGGTGGTCAAACATCTTTGATGAACCAGATTCCAACCCCCAGCAATCCAAATCCTAATGCCCAAGCTAATAGTATTTTGAACCAAGCAGATGCAATTTTGCAGAGAGGTCGATAATGGCAACAGCAGAGCAATATGCGGCTTGGATTGTTCAGAACAAAGCCAAGCAAGGAACACCTGAGTTTGAGACTGTTGCACAGGCTTATGAAGTAGCCAAGGGTTTACAGAATCAAGCTCAGATGGCTGAAAAGATATCGCCAGAACCTCCAAAGTCTGGCATTGTTGACCAACTAATTGGTGCTGGTGAGACTGCTTTAACCTTGGGGACTGCTGCTACTGGTGGTTTGGTTGGCACTATTGGCGGTGGTTTGTCTGAATTACTCCAGCAAGCAATGGCGGGAAAATTTGGGACTAGAGAAGCCGCTAGAGCCATTGAGCAACGTGCCGCTACTGGTGCAGAGCGTTATACATATATGCCAAGAACTGAGGCAGGCATGGAGCAAGTTCAAGCAATTGGTAAGGTTGCTGGAATGTTGCCCCCAGTGCTGCCTGGTGCATTGCCAACCAATATGCTTGGTCAGACAGTTAGACAAGCTACTCCTATGGTTGAGGCTACTGCTTTACGAGGCTTGCAAGCTGTTGAAAGAGGCGCAGAGCAGACCGCACAAGCCGCACAACGTGGTAAATCAGCAATTCGTGGTTTATTTACTGGTGAAGAAGTACAAGGTGGCGTTGGTGCAAGAACAAGCGTAGGTGCTGCCGCCACTCCAATGGAATTACAACGAGTCACAACTGCTCAAGGCTTGCCAGTGCCTATCGACTTAACCAAGGGTGCTGCAACTCGTGAAGCAGGTCAGCTTTCATTTGAGAAAGAACAGATTAAAGGCCCATTAGGTGCGCCTTTGCGTGAACGTGCAGAATTAAACAATTTACAAGCACTTCAGAACTTTGATGCTTTGATTGACATGACTGGCGCACAAACAGCCGCCATTGGCCCTGCTGCTACTGGCAATGTGGTGATTGATGCGTTGTCAAAAGGTTGGCAAGGTGCTAAAGCAAAGACTTCTGCTGCCTACACAAAAGCTGACAATTCACCGGAGGCATTAGCTCCTGTTGATTTCACTTTGCCAAGAACTATTAAGTATGGTGAGCAAGAAACAATTACAACCTTATTTGATTATTTGAACAGCAAGCCAACTGGCGTCCCATCCTCTGCCATTCCTGATACTGCAAAGCAATATGCAGTCAAACTTGGCATTGCCAAACAAGATGCAGATGGAAACTTGACTCCATTGGATACAAATGTCAAACAGTTGGAGCAATTGCGTAAAGAAGTCAGCGCATCAACTGATTACGACATTGTGAACAAACGTGAATCAGCCATAATTAAATCTTTGATTGATGAAACAACAAAAGATGTAGCTGGCCCACTGTATGCAGAAGCTCGTTCTTTGCGTGAAAAGCAAGCTCGTAAGTATGAAGGTCGTGCAGTTGTTGCAAATTTGCTCACAACTGTTAAAGGAAAAGATGACCCAAAAGTGGCGGCCAGTGAGGCTTTTCAAAAGTCTATTCTGAATGCAACACCAGAAGAAGTGACATTCTTGCGTCGTGTTTTATTGACAAGCGGAAAAGATGGCCAAAACGCCATGAAAGAATTGCAAGGCGCAACACTTAAATATCTTGAAAACGAAGCCAAAAAAGGATTGCAAACTGATTCAATGGGTCGTGATGTAATTTCACCAGCCAAATTGAATTCAGCAGTAGCATCTTTAGATGCTGATGGTCGTTTAGACACTATCCTTGGAAAACAACAAGCTCAAACAGTTAGAGATTTGAACGAAGTTATCAAGTATGTGAATACTGTTCCGCCTGGCACATTAGTCAACACCTCTGGAACTGCGATGACACTTATGAACATTGTTGGTGCTACTACTGAGGCGGGCTTACTGGCATCTTTTGTAGGCTTACCAATACCTGTTTTGACTGGAATTAAGGCGGCAACACAGCAAATTAAGAACAATAAAACTAAGGCTCGAATCAATCAGGCTTTGAATAAGGCAGAGGCTTCGAAAAAGCCATGAAAGATTGGATAGAAGCAATCATTGCCTCGGCCTGTGTTGCTTGCTTTGTCATCTTTTGTAGTTATATTATTGTTTGGGCGTACCCGTGAAATGGCTACTGATGCTTTCAATGTTGTTTACATTGGTGGCATCTAGTAAAGAGAAAACTGAATACAGATGTGTTAGATGGGCATGGACAGGTGATGTTTACAGCCGCAAGGTTTGGTGTCTTGAATGGAAAAAAGTTGAACGAAAATGATTGATCCAGTAACAGCCCTAGCTGGCATACAGTCAGCGGTCAAGCTCATCAAGCAAGCATCCAAGACTGTAGATGATGTAGCCTCGCTCGGCCCACTTTTAGGCAAGTATTTCAACGCAAAGTCCGAAGCCACCAAGGCCGTAGCAGCCGCCAAAAAGGGTGGTTCTTCTATGGGTATGGCCATCGAGATCGAGATGGCTTTGGAGTCCACGAGGGAGTTTGAGAAAGAGCTTCAGATGCTTTTCTTTCAAGCCAACAAGATGGATGTTTGGCAGAAGATTAAAGCCAGAGCCTCTGCTATGGACATTGAAGACGCACACAATGCGCGTAAAGAAAAAGAAGCAGCTGAGAGAAAGAAAAAGGAAGACCAAGAAGACTTGGAACTTGGCCTAATGCTTGGTGGACTGGTGCTTGCTATTGTTCTTTGCGCTTATGGCATCTATGAGGTGCTAGACCATTGCGCTACCAATAGGTGTGGAAGATGACAATTTTTGATGTATTGCTTTGGTCTGCTGTTCCTTTAAATTACTTTTTTTGGATAGTGATTTATGAACGAATATCAAAAGACTGCTGATATGTTTTTCAAAATCCTTGGTGGTGGATGGGCGGCAATATTGTTTTTCGATATTATGAAAATATTACCCAATTTTCTGTCAGACAGAATAATGAATGCCATCATTGACAGGCTGCCAATATGAGATATCTATTGCTTCTATTGTTGCTTACTGGCTGCGAAGAAAAGTATCGTTACAAGTGCCAGAATCCTGATCAATTTCATGCACCAGAGTGCCAAAAGCCTAGATGTCTGTTTACACAGACTTGTCCAGAATACTTGGTAGCACCCATCTTGGAGAAAAAAATTGACGAAGTTAAACCTAACAACTGAAGAGATTGAGGTCAGGGTCTGGGGCATTGTTGTGCTTGCTGTCACTTTTATTCTTTTCTTTATCGTGATTGCTTTGCTTTATTCTGTCACGTTCATAACACAGCCAATCAAAAGCATGGCGCCAGTAGATCAGGCCTACGTTAAGATGATGAACGACATTGTCTTGCTGATTGTGGGCGGTATTGGTGGTGTTATCGGTAAACGGGCAATGACTTCTAAGCAACAGCCACCCCAACAGGCAATGTGCCAGCCAATGGGAGGCTCTCAGGGCGGTTTTAATCAGTCCTATGGTACGCAGACATGGACTTCACCATCAGGAGCTTTACCCGCTTGGGTGAACCCTGAGTTGGATGAGAGTTGGACACCAGGCCCACCTCCTACAACTCCCCCTGACCACTTGGAAAGCGACTATGAGCGCATCCAGTTGGCAGAAGCAAGAAAAGAGGCTGAGTAATGTTTGGCATACCTTTACCTTGGTTACTTGTTGGTCTGGCAATTAGTCTGTTTGGGACTTATCGTGGTGGCTACCATTTTGGGTGGTCAGACAGGGATAAGGAAATGCAGATTGAGATAGCCAAGAAGAATGAGGAATCTAGGACTACTGAGCAGAAACTTAACGAACAGTTAAACACTACCGCAACCAAACTCATGGAGACCACAAATGTTGTCAATCAAAAACAGTCTGCTCTTAATCGTGCTATCAGCGCTGGTAGGGTGCGCATCTCCGCCCCCAGTTGTGTACAAACCCCCACAAATACCCCCGTTGCCACCACAGATACAAAAGCAACCAGTGAACCTGACAGAGCGCCTGACCCAGCTCCTGATGCCGAACGAGCAACCCTCCAAGCCATCGCAGAAATAGTCGCTCAAGGTGATAGAAATACTGCTGCTCTCAATGCGTGTGTAGACGCTTATAACGATGTCAGGAATCTATTAAATGATAAACGCTAATCAACTTGATAGCCTTCACATAAGTCCTGTTTGGGTAGATGCTTTGAATGCTACTTTTGAAAGGTTTGACATCTCTAGCAACCTGAGAAAAGCCGCTTTTATTGGTCAATGTGGGCATGAGTGCGGAAACTTTAAGGTTCTTGAGGAGAACTTAAATTATCGTGCGGAGGCTTTACAGAAACTCTGGCCTAAAAGGTTTGACTCAGCCAAAGCACAGGCTTGCGCTCGTAATCCTAAGTTGATTGCCAATACTGTTTACTCAAGTCGTATGGGCAACAGGGATGAGGCTTCTGGTGATGGTTATCGCTTCAGAGGCAGAGGATGTATCCAACTTACAGGATCAGCTAACTACCACCATGCGGGTAAGGCTCTAGGGGTGGATTTCATTATGGAGCCTGACCTTGTTGCTACTCCGATGTACGCTGCCCTTACTGCGGGATGGTTTTGGGATACCCACAAGTTAAACCAGTATGCAGATACCCAAGACTATAAAACCATGACCAAAAAGATCAATGGTGGTTTTATTGGTCTTGAGGATCGCATTAAACACATTACTCACGCTCTTCAAGTGTTAAATACTTGAATATGAACCAAAGTAAAAATAGTAGGTTAAGCAACAACCAACTGCAAACGTAAATCATTTGTTGGCCTCCCGATAAGCCTCAATGGCCGTCTTCAGGTCGCATTGCAACTGTTGAATAATGTCATCCTGTTCGCACAACTTGGCGTAGGCTTCCTCGGCAAACTTGGCCAAGTTGGCTTGGCTCCAAGTTGCGAAGTTTGGGCGGTTAGTCATTGACTTCCTTCTTTGACGGCGCGTCCAGTTCACGGCGGTAATACTTAGCTGGCATCTTGGCTTTCTTGTCCAATATATTGCGCAGCCACTCAGCGCCGCCAAGCTCTTGTAAGATCATCCAGTGTCTATCTGACATCCGGACTTGTCGGCCTAGTAGGGGTTCAGGTGGTTTTGGTCTTGGCATTTTGTCTCAGATGTTTACCAGTTATTCGTCTAACCCAGCAAAGTTGGCAGTGCCACTTTGCGCCCATTTCAACGCCGCCTTCTGGCGGCTTGTCAGCCTGGCACTTGGTGCAAAACTTTAGGCGATGCACTGGCGTAGGTTGACCCATTTGAATTGCAGGCATCATCAGCGCACTCTCCTCAGTGGCATATCTATGATGCGCTCTGGGGGTGGCGGAGGTGGCGGCGTCATACCTTCACTAGGAGGCGTCCAACCATGCTTGCGCCATAGCGATTGCACATCTGACCCAGACTCCCATTTGAAGTCTTTGGCAGGCGTAGACGGGTAACTAATCTTTGAATATGGTGGTTTTTCTAACATGATGTCTCCTTAAAAAGGGATGTGATCCCATTCCCAATGTTCGCACTCAACTGTGCCAGTGATCCACTCTAGCGGTGGTTTTGCTCCAAACTGCTTACAAATGCCTGTTTCAAAGTTATTGCATTGTCTGCAATTTACTTGGATTGTGTTGATCTGTTTAACTTGGCTGTCCAAATGGCCTTTGATGGCGTTAAGTTCTATCAAATTCATAATGTTTTACCTCTGTGTATTTTCCGTTTCTACGGGTTGCAATGCGTCTTGGTGATGACAGTTGTTTGTTCAACCCAAATGCCACAAACGTGTTATTTGGTTGGATGCCATTAGGGTTTCTTCTAGACCACCACTGGTAAGCCTTTTCTTTGGCATAGCCATGGTGATCAAAGCAAACCCACTCACTGGCACAGCGAAGCAGGCCAGAGTAGTAATCAACCCTTAAAGAGTCTGGTTTGCCTTCTTTTCTGTGAATAGCGTAGTCAACTCTGGTCACATCATGCCAAATTAGTTCGCCAATTTCACTTGCACTAGACAAAAGCGCTGCCAATGAAACCTTGGCATCCAATGGCTTCTCTTCTTCCTCACGTATTTGGCCATGGCAATGAATGCAGATAAGAGCAGCTGGTGCGTTGCGCTCTCCGCAATCTGGGCAGATGCTGTAGGGCGCCTCTTGAGGGCCTGACCTCTTTTTAGTCCTGCCTTGGATGGTATCCACTGGCCCCAAGCGCTCAACTGTGTCAGTAAAGTCAAGCACCAGGCAATCTGTCTTGCCGTCTGCAATGCGAGTGCCTCGGCCCATGCCCTGCACATAAAGCACTGGCGACTTGGTAGGCCTGCACCAAACAATGCAGTCTACGTCTGGCACATCAAAGCCAACTGAGAGCGCCAAGACAGTTACCAAGCAGTGAATCTGATGTTCCTTAAACTGACGAATCAGGTCTTCGCGCTCTTGCTTGGGGGTTTCGCCACACACAACGGCACTCACAATGCCGCGCCTATTTAGCTTGTCAGACAGGCTTTCAGCGTTGGCGACACTCGGTGTAAAGGCAATCCATTTCTTGCGCTCTGAGGCGATTCTGGTGGCTTCTACAGCCACTTTGGCTAGGTATTTCTCAACCTCTCGGGATAGTTCGCCAACCTTGTAGTCGCCGTTAGAGATGCCAACATGGCTTGCGTCAATGCGGGTTTCAATATGTTTGGTAGGCGGGACAAGTGGCGCAATGAACTTGGCACTAAGTAGTTCACGCATAGAGACTCTGCTGGCAATGCCAGTAAAGAGTGGCTCATCACCATCGGTCAGCCAAACGCCATTACCCCTAAAAGGCGTGGCCGTCATGCCAACCGTCCTAAATTTGCATATTTCACCAAGATTAGACAAGAAGGTGCGGTACATCCCTGCATCCCCTGCCTTCTGGCTCACCAGATGAGCCTCATCAATCACCACGGCCTTGATGTTGCCAAGCAAGTGCGCGGCCTTGTGAATGCTGCCAATGGTGGCCACAATCACATCAGCGTTGTACTTTTTGGCGCCTAGGCTTGCGCTGACATAACCCACGCTGATAGTGTGAGGTAACAGCGCCCTCAATTTGGCCGCATTCTGCTCGGCCAGTTCCTTGGATGGAACTAACACCACAGTTCTAGGTTGGAAAAGTGGCCACTGCTCCCACATCTGGCGCACAATCTCAGCGCAGATCACCGACTTGCCTGCGGCGGTGGGTAGCACCAAAAGAGGAATGTCGTGATCCTCTTGATGCTTTGTCCACCAAGCAAACAGGTCTGTGACTGCGCGAGACTGATACTCACGCAGGATCACGTTGGCGCTCCTCAAGCATCTTGTCAGCCATGACGTAAGCGTTTTCTACAGCAGTATTGCGGTCACAACTTGCAAGCAAACCAGTTAAGGCAGCTGCGGCAAAGAAGTCACGCAAGGTAATTTGGTCAATTGGTGGAGTGGTCATACAAACCTTGCATTATGTTGTTTTCTCAGATCAAGGGCAAACTCGTCCACCAAGGCGGTCTTGTCTGCACAGGCGTGAATTTCAGCACTGCTGATGTGATCGGGATTCTTGTCTGGGTCGCCATTGACAAACTGTTTGCCTTCTGGCGTCTTGTAAACCACATTATCATTTTGATCAAGATCAACTGGATGGCCTGTTTTGGAAAGCAAAATAGGGATAAAGCGGTGATCATTACAACCCTTGCGCTGCATTTTTTCTGACAAAACTGTGGTATGGGAAGCGCATGACCAAACTGCATTGCCATCCAGTTCAGGCGTGGCATGAACGCATGAACGGCACGTTGGCGCAGGAACGTCTGTGCCGTGACAGATCGCCTGGTAATCACAGAACTTGCACTCAAACCAAGTAGGGTCGGTAGAAACTCCAACTGGTGGCTCGGGCGCAGTGATCACCGCCATGGCCTTGTTGATGATGGCCTGCGCTTCGCACTTGTCGTACTCTAAGCGCTCGGTGTAGATGTCGTCATTGTCTTTGTTGACCACAAAGTACAGCGCACGTTGACAGCCATCTTCCCCAAACTGATCAATGCTCCACTTCATGTATATTTGCATCTGCGCGTAGTGTTCGGGCTTGGCCTTCTTTACGCCAGATTTCTGCATTTCTTTAAACATCTTGTCAGATGCGGTCTTGATCTCCAACAAGTGCGGAGACTTGGGCGCCTGCGGTAGGCCAGTGATGATGCCGTCTGCATTGCCTTGAAAATGGTGGCCAGTTGCGGGTTCGGTGAATGACCACTGTTTGCCCGTGGCAGGGTTAAGTTGGTAGACAGTGCAACCAATGCTAGACAAGTCAGCATAGACCCTTGGCTCCTGAAGGTGGCCAGACTGAAACACTCGGTACAGGCGGCCAGAGAACTGCGCAGGCTTAGACCACCGAAATGAATACCAGTGCTGGCGCAGGCAAGGCTTGCCAATGGCAGAGGCGCCAAGGTAAGGGCGCTGGGTTTCCGCGCCAAACTTTGCCTTGTAGTGGGCAAAGATGGCATCGGCCACAGGATCAGTAACTGATTGTGGAAGTAAGGCCATGTCAGCCTTTCTTAGCCCATGCGGGTGTTTTAGACTTGGCGGCTTCTTGCTCGGCGGTAGGCCATGCAGGGGCTTCAGCCACAGGCGCAGGGGTTGGTGCAGCAGCTGGTGCGCTAATCCCACCGCCTGCGGCCTCATAGCCCTTGATGTTGTTACTGGCCTTGTACTGACCAACTGCCTCGCGCACAGTCACATTGATGCGAACTGGCTTGAAGTGCAGGGCAGCGGTATCCATCAACTTGATCACGTTCACGGCGTGGCAAAGCGCAGACAACTGGCTTTGTGCAATGCGCTGAGTGTCTTCACTGGTGTGGCGAATGTTCAGGTTCTCATAAACCTTGCGGCCTTTGAACTGACCATCAATGACCTCAAAGGTGAGTTTCAAGCCTTCGCCGTTGCCGGACTTCAATGGCTGAACATCAGACTCAACAATGTGAGCCAGATAAACGCCCGCAGGCAGTGGGCCTGAAGACTGTTGGGGGACGACTTGAGATGCGTCAAAATTAAACTGAGCCATGATAAATTTCCTAAAAAGTTAAGTTACGAACTGGTGTGATCAAGACTGCGCTACTGTGAGCGCTGCTTGGAATGCCGTCCAGTCAAGCGGCATATTCTGAAGGCCAAAGCGGTTACCACCGCAGTGAGCCGGATGGGGTTCAACGTGCAAGATGCGCTCACCAGTTGTCGTGGCCTTGGTTTCTTTCTTAGAGAACCCTGCATCGGTTTTGCTTGTGAAGATGCGGTAGCCTGCGTAGCCAATGACATCAGCCCACTCTTGCACTAGACCGGCGGCCTTGTCGTGCAGTTTGAGGACATGGCTGTCATAGCCTTCGGTCAGTGGGTCTTCAATGCGCTTGATCTTGTCGTGAGCAATCAGGATGATGCCCATGCCCTTGGCAGAGCGCAGGACTTCTAAGCCAGACAAAAGGTTACGCCACTCTTCAGCGGCGGCCACGTAGCCCTTACCGAAGCCTGGTGCTTCAATGTTCTTCCAATTGTTCTGCTTGCACACATACTCTTGGATCATGGGTTCAAGCCAATCCAGACTGTCAATGAAAAGTGTCTGAAAGTCATGCGTTTGGTTGATCAATGTGTCAATGGCGGCGTACACCTCGGGCAGACTTGCCGCCAAAGGGAATGCGTTTGCGTCAACAGCGTCAGCGCCGTCTTCGGTCAGGATGCCAATGGCGTTAGGCGCCATGGCAGCAAAGGTTGTCTTGCCAATCTTGCCTTGGCCAACCACAACAATCTTGGGGGCGCGAACACGTTTGGTTTTGGAGATGGATGAGAGATCGAAGGCCATGTTAGTCTTTCAGTTCAATGGATGGTTTTGCGGGTTTGCTAGTTACGAACACTGCTGCCTTGTTGTAGGCGGCAGGGTCAATTTCTGCGAGGGAACGAAGGTAAGCTAAGTTGACCTCTGCTTTCCAACGAAATGCTTTCTGGGCATTTGTTGGCAGATCATCGTAGTCAGTGGCCAACTGGTCGGTGTTGACTGTGCGGTTAAGTTTCCAAGTGATGGTGAACTCTTCATCGTTGTGTGTGCCTTCATTGCTCTCAGGCTTGGCAAACTGCTCGGTGATCAGACCCTCAATGCGCAAGCGCTCGGCCTTGGCTTCGTTCTCGGCCTGCTTGGCCATGCGCAGCTGTGCTGCCAGTTCAGAGATCGTCATTTTTATAGTCCTCAAGTGCGGTGGTTGTGATGTGGTCAACAAGCCCCTGCAAGAGCAAGTGGCCAATGTCTATGTCTGTGCCTTTGATGTAGGCGCTGACAAGTTCCATAGTTTCGGCATAGTCAGGCTCACTAGGTAAGCCATCGCCGTCCAGTGAGCCAAGTTCTTCAGGGATGTACTCAAGATGGCAAACCAGATCAACACCTTCGAGTTCGCAGGCAAACTCAATGATTCCTTGAGGACAGGCGGGTGTGGGGTTCATGCTGACCACCATGCAATTAGTAAGGCGGCCAAGCTGATGCCAATGGCAAGGGCTGTGAGAAGGTCAAGGGCTGCTTCTGCGCGGGCAGTTAGCCTTGCGTTCTTGACTTCGGGGTAGTAGTAGTGTTTGTGGTGTTTCATGTTGTGCTTTCGGGGGCCGTGGCCCCGTTTGGTTTAGTTAAGCGTCATCCAGAATTAAACGATTGCGCTCAATTCTTAATTGGCAACACGCAAGATGCCAGTGTGACTAGTGCCTTTTAAAAACTTGACCATTTCAGCAAGCAAAGCCTGCTTAGAATCAGCGTAAAACTCAATAGGAGTGTTTTTAATCTCACCAATGTTGGTGTTGATATAAATGCCATCAATTTCGCCCATGAAGCGACCGCAAGGTTCTTCATAAACGTAGGCTTTGTAGATTTTTGTCATTTTGTTTCCTTTGGCCTTTCGGCGTGATGCCAACAAACTATTTCGTTGGCATGTGTGTGACTTTAGCATGGTTTGTGTTAATATTCCCATCAGTTTGAAAATATTTTTACGAAAAGGTGGTTTTTATGATGAACTTGGAAGAAATCAAAGCCAGATTGGTGGATGCCAACCTAAAGAAAGTTGCCGAAAAGGCAGGCATCCATGAGGCGAGGGTGTACCGACTGATGTCTGGTGAGACTGAGCCAATGTATGAGACTGTCAAGGCGCTAAGTGATTACCTTGAGGGTAAAGACAGGGTGGAAGTATGAACAAGATTGAATTTGGCGATTGCCGTGAAACAATGCGTAAATGGGCATCACAAGGCGTTAAAGCTCAAACTTGTGTGACCAGCCCTCCTTACTATGGTTTGCGTGACTATGGGACTGCTAAGTGGGAGGGTGGTAATGCTGATTGTCATCATAGTGGGGCTAAGGTAAATCCTTTAAAAGTTGGCGGTTTTACTGGTGAAAGATTAAGAAAAGAAAATGGTAAAGAGAATGAAAAGTATCTTTCCTATAAACACAAATGCCCAGATTGCAATGCTATAAGAATTGATTCACAGATTGGTCTTGAGGAAACCCCAGAGGAATACATCAAAGCAATGGTTGAGGTGTTCCGATGTGTTTGGGATGTGCTGGAAGACGATGGCACTTTGTGGGTCAACATTGGCGACAGCTATTGCAACAGTAATGGTTTCGCCAGAGCCAGTCCTGAGTATCAGCGTGAGGGCAGAAACAATATGCCAGCCAATGACAGGAAGTTGGACAAGCTACACGCTACTGGTTTAAAAACAAAAGACCTCATTGGGATTCCTTGGATGCTTGCATTTGCTTTGAGGGCAGATGGTTGGTATTTGCGTCAAGACATTGTTTGGCATAAACCAAACCCAATGCCAGAATCGGTGCAAGACAGATGTACCAAGGCGCATGAGTACATTTTTTTGATGAGCAAGTCTCAGAAGTATTACTATGACCATGAGGCAATTAAAGAGCCTTTGAAGGGTGAGCCAGAGACACGAGATAAAAATGCTGAAGGTTATCAAGCTGATTACTCAAAAGGAGATAGGTTTAGTAAAGGTGAGAGAGTGTTTGGTGCTGATGGCATGGCAAACAAAAGAAGTGTTTGGAGTGTTCCTGTAAAACCATACACAGGCGCACACTTTGCTGTTTTTCCAAGTGAACTTATTGAGCCTTGCATACTTGCTGGCGCACCAGTGGGCGGTGTAGTGCTTGACCCGTTCATGGGTAGTGGTACAACAGCGCAAGTAGCACAGACCCTTGGCCGTCAATATCTTGGTTGTGAATTGAACGAAAATTACAAGACACTTCAAAACAAGCGTATAGCGCAGTATTCATTGGATTTTGCATGACTAACCTAACAACAATATTCCCCAACGGCTTCGCGGCCGCCACAGAGAGCCAAGACCTGATCAACCCAGAAGAGGGGTTTCGCCGTCATTGCGAGGCTGCGGGACTTGTGATCAAAGACCAGATTGTGGCAGATGGTGAGATACACAGGGTGGCTCATATCTCTTCTAAGAAGGGTGCATTGGATGGTTGGTACATCTTGCACACCAGTGGCAAAGTGCCGGTTGGCATTGCAGGCTGTTGGAAAGAGCCAGTGTTTGAGGCCAAGTGGGTGGCAGATACTGGCAGGCAAATGTCGTTTACTGAGCGCTTTGAGCATGATAAGTGGATAGCAGATGTCAAGGCCAAGAAGGAAGCTGACAGGCTGGCTTCGCAGGCGGTGGCTGCCGAACGTGCAGAGGATGAGGTTGGGACGTATGCAGATGCCAGTGATGACCATCCATACCTTGTCAGGAAGCACATTCAAGCGCATGGGATCAAGATTGATCGTGCAGGCAGACTGGTTGTGCCTGTGATCAACCAAGCGGGCGAAATCCTGAGTTATCAGACCATTGATGCAGATGGCAACAAGCGGTTCTTGAAGGGCGGCAAGATTGAGGGTGGTTTTTATGAGTTGCGTGGCAATAGGAAGATTGTGTTCATTGGTGAGGGTTTTGCCACATGTGCATCGATCCATGAGGCAACGGACTACACAGTCTTGGTGGCGTTTGATTGTGGGAACTTAGCCAAGGTAGCCAAGAGCGCGAAGGAGATGTTCCCAGGCTCCAAGATCATCATTGGCGCAGATAATGACCAGTTCACCGAGGGCAACCCTGGTGTTGCCAAGGGCAGGGCTGCGGCAGCTCTGGTCTTTGGGGAGATTGTGTACCCATCATTTGGGGAGTCTGACATGGTGGACAACAAACCAACAGACTTCAATGACCTGCACTGCCTGCAAGGACTAGATGCGGTCAAAGAGCAGATTGAGCGCGTAGCTGGGCCAATGAAAGACAAACTGGCGTTTGAGTTTACTCGGGCAGATAACTTGCAACTTAGCCAGATTAACTGGATTGTGGATGACTACATTGAGAGCGACAGCTTGGCACAAGTGTTCGGTGATCCAGGCGGTGGTAAATCATTTGTCAGCATCGACATAGCTTGCTGTGTAGCCACTGGCCGTCCATGGCATGGCCATGAGGTCAAGCAAGGCTCGGTGTTCTATATTGCCGGCGAAGGGCATAATGGCTTGGCTCGGCGGTTCAAGGCGTGGCAGTTGGGCAATGGGCAAAGCCTTGATGGTGCGCCATTGTACAAAAGCCATCGTGCGGCGCAGTTGTACGATGCAACCGAGGCGGCAGTGGTGGCAGAGAGCATCAAGGAGCTGTCAGCGCAAGCTGGGACTGTGCCAAGCATGATCATCATTGACACTCTAGCGCGTAACCATGGTGGTGATGAGAACTCCACTCAGGACATGAATGCGTTTATTCAGCATCTGGATGTTTATCTTCGGCAACCATGGAAGTGCTGTGTTCTGGTGGTGCACCACTCAGGCGTGGCAGATAAGGATCGCAGTCGGGGATCAACGGCATTGAAGGGCGCACTGGATGCGGAATATCGTTGCCAGTTGGATGCGGGCACAAAGACCATAGCCTTTGAGTCCAAGAAGATGAAAGATGCAGAGATGCCTGCACCAAAGAACTTTCAGATCACTCAGGTTGATTTGCCGATCCAAGATAAGAATGGAGCGCCAGTTCGGGGTGCATACCTTACGGCGGTGGACATCTCCGGCCTGATGGGTAATATCCAAAAACGGGCGCTTTTATCGGGTAATCAACGCATTGCACTTAACTCTTTGGTGTCTATCGAAGCCAAGCGAACCAGTGATGGAATTGAAGGGTTTGCTGCCATGGTGGATTACGATGAATGGCGTGAAAGCGCCAAGAGCCATGGTCTGAATTCACGCAGATTCAAGGAGTGTTTGGATGCTTTGACCAAGAAATCCATGGTTTTTGAGAATGCTGGTATGTACCGAACTGTACCGAAAGTAGAGCCAAATGAGCCAGTATGAAACAAAGTTACAATGGAATTGTACCGAAACGTACCGAAATGGTAACTTTGTTACAAGCCAAATGTACCGAAGTGTACCGAAATGTACCGAGTTCGGTACATCGGTACATGGCAAATGTACCGAACCGTGTACCGATATGTACCGAAACGTACCGAAATGTACCGGGTGACCCCACCTTCGGTGTACCGAAACGTACCGGGTGTCCTTATAGGACACCCAGGTTCGGTACATAAAGGGGTTCGGTACATCCGAACTTTGGGTAGGTGGTTTTGATAGATTGGAGTTGACTGATGATTGAGGTCAGGATGAACATGAAAATTGTGAGTGTGGCGAACATGAGATTGCATTGGGCGGCTAAAGCGAAGTTGACGAGGGATCAGAGAACGAGGACTCGGTTGAGTTTGGCAGCTGTGGCTCAGTCTTTTGGTGTGGAGGTTTTGCCGGTCACTGTGGTGTTGACGAGGATTGCACCAAGAAGGCTTGATGGCGATAACTTGCAGTCTGGGTTTAAGGCGGTCAGGGATGGTGTGGCTGATTGGCTTGGCGTGGATGATGGCAGTAGTCTGGTGGACTGGCAGTATTTTCAGAGGTCAGGCAAGGCCGGCGAGTACGCCGTTGAGATTGAGGTGATAACATGATGGCGTGCTTGCAGTTGCCATTTATTGCTGCACATTCGGGGAAAGCGCCGTTTGGCGTGAGTACCCTTTTTTTTGGGGGTTGTTATGCCCGTAGGTAGACCAGCTAATCCAAACTCAAAATACTTTCAGCGCATTCTAAAACCCGCAGAGAAAAAGATTTTGGTTCACGCAGGCCGTGGCGATATGTCGGCTGGCTTTCATCATTTGCTTGAAGTTTATTCATTTTTATGGATTCAAGGTTTTAGACCGCATAAGAGCCTTGATTGCATAAAGGTAGGCAATGGTACAGACCAAGCGTTTGAGAGCGATACAGAGGGTTTTGATGCGTCTGAAGGGCATTCCTAAACTGGTTGGATGGTTTGATTATTCCTCACAAATTTTTGGTACACAAAAGTGTATACAGTTTTGTATGCAGTTTGGTGGTCAGGTATGCGTGGAATGCACCATCCGCCTCTTTCCCTTTTTTCTCCCGACCAGCTTCCCCGACCCGAACCCAGTTATCCACAAGGGTGTTGTTAAACTTGTCCACAGTTTCCTGTTGATAACTTGGCGAGTACCAACAAAGTATTAAAATATCTGTGGATAACCCTAAGTCAACTTAACATAATGGTCGTTGTATAAAGTAGAATCGGGAAAACCCTTGGTTTTGGTCGGTTTGCATGGGGGGGAGGGGGTGAGCGGTCGCCTGTGAAATTTGTGGTACCCCCCACCCACCGAAAAAGCGAAATGGACTACAATCGGCCAAACCCATCTTCCCGAAAGGAAAAAAGTGGAATTCACCCCTGCAACTGAAGAGAAGAAGAAGCCTGGCCGCCCCAAGGGTTCGGTGAAGATGACCATTCAGCGTTATGCAAACAACCCACCGAAGGTATTGCCCAAGACGGATCAACAGCGCCTAAAGGAACTTAAAGAGCTGATGATCCGGTCTGGCGGCAAGGATGTGGCGCAGAAGGTGATTGACATCGCGCTCAACGATGACCACCCAGGCCAGATGGCAGCGCTCAAGATGTGTATTGACCGCACACTGCCCATAAGTATGTTCGAGAAAGACAAGAGCCAGAGGTCAGCAGTTACGATCAATATCACTGGCTTGGGAGAAAGTCCAACCATTATTGACACAATCGACCCCAACGACCCAGAAGATGTAGAGGCAAAGTATGGCTGACCTTAACTTTTCCCTTCTCCCTTGGCAACAACAAGTGTTCAAGGATACGGCAAGGTTCAAGGTTGTCGCAGCTGGCCGGCGCTGTGGCAAGTCGAGGATGGCTGCCATCACGTTGTTGATTGAAGGACTGCGTTGCCCCCCTGGCTCTGCTGTACTGTATGTTTCCCCAACCATGGGGCAAAGCCGGCAAATTATTTGGGATTTGCTTTTAGACCTTGGCCGTGATGTGATCCAAAACAGTCACGTTAACAATTTGGATATAACCCTAATCAATGGCGCCCGTATCTACGTCCGTGGTGCGGATAGACCTGATACGCTACGTGGAGTCTCTTTAACTTACGCTGTACTAGACGAGGTAGCCGACATTAAACCAGAGGCTTGGGAACAGGTTATACGGGCTTCTCTGTCAGACAAGAAGGGTAGAGCCTTGTTTATTGGCACTCCAAAGGGAAGGAACTGGTTTCACGACACCTTTAAGCTAGGTGAGAGTGGAGAGGACTCTGATTGGAAGAGTTGGCACTTTACCACTGCTGATAACCCTTTGATCGACCCATCTGAGATAGAAAGTGCTAAGAAGACCCTGAGTACCTTTGCTTTTAAACAAGAGTTTATGGCTTCCTTCTCCAATGCGGGATCGGACGTTTTTAAAGAAGAATGGATTAAGTTTGGTGAAAGACCTAATAAGGGGTCGTTCTATATCTCTGTTGACCTAGCGGGGTTCGAGGAAGTTGCTAAACAGGCGGGCAACGCTAAGAAGAGATTGGATGAGTCCGCTATCTGCGTAGTGTATGTAACAGAGGATGGGAAGTGGTTTGTTGAGAAGATCATCCACGGAAGATGGGATATTCGGACGACTGCTGTGAACATCTTGATGGCTATTCGGGACTACAAGCCTTTGAGTATCGGGATTGAGAGGGGAGCACTGAAGAACGCTGTTTTGCCCTATTTAAGCGACTTAATGAGAAAAAGTAACATCTATGCCCATATTATTGATTTAACGCATGGGAATAGGAAAAAAGCAGATAGAATAATCTGGGCATTGCAAGGAAGGTTTGAACATGGCAGAATCACGCTTAATTCGGAAGAAAATTGGGATGATTTTGTTGACCAACTTCTAATGTTTCCCGCACAGGGAGTTCACGATGATTTGCCGGACGCTCTTTCCTATGTCGATCAACTAGCTGTTACATCTTATTTTCAGGAAGATGAGGATGATGAGTGGCAGCCCATAGATATTGTCTCAGGTGTTTGATTTGAAAAAATGCTCAAAATGCAAGGTTGATAAACTTTTATCTGACTTTCAAAAGAATAAGTCAAATAAAGATGGCCTGCAATATCAATGCAAAACCTGCCGTATTGAAGGTTGCGCCAAGTATTTCCAAAGTATTCCTGTTGAAAAAAAGGAAGAACGTAAGGCAAATACTCAACTGTGGCGGGCAAAGAATAGAAATATTACTAGGTCATACGCATCAGAATACAAACTGAAGAACAGACCAACATATACTGCCAATCAAATTAGACGGCAATTGGGCAAAAAGAACAGAACTCCCAAGTGGTTGACAGATTTTGATTTATTGAAAATAAACTGTTACTATCAACTTGCCGCCATGCGAACTAAAGAAAGTGGCGAAAAATGGCACGTTGACCATATAATTCCATTACATGGGAAAATTGTTAGTGGCCTGCATGTTCCTAGCAACCTAAGAGTAATTACCGCTTTTGAGAACGAGCGAAAGACAAACTACTACGAGGTTTGAAGATGGATGACATCACCCGAAATAAATTTCAAGAGCCGACTGAGTCTGATAAAGAGCTTGTAGCCTTTGTCGTCAATCACTGTGACAGGTGGCGTGATTATAGGAATGTCAATTTTCTTTCCGAGTGGCAAGAGTACGAGCGCATCTTTACGGGTGAGTGGGACATCCAAGACAAGACCCGTGACTCCGAGAGAAGCCGAATCGTTACCCCCGCTACACAACAAGCCGTAGAAACTCGTCACGCTGAGATCATTGAGGCTATCTTTGGTCAGGGCGAGTTCTTTGACATTGCTGACGATATTCGTGATGTTAATAATAATCCATTGGATGTAGCCGCTATCAAGGCTCAACTGATGGAAGACTTCAAAGTAGACAAGATCAGGAAGTCGATTGACCAGATTGAGCTGATGGCAGAAATCTATGGTACTGGCATTGGTGAGATTGTTGTCAAAACAGAGAAGATTTACGTTCCTTCTACCCAACCAATACCTGGTCAAGTCGGTCAAGCCGCCATTGGTGTGATGGAAAAAGACAGGATTGCAGTCAAGATTGTTCCTGTTAACCCTAAGAACTTCTTGTTCGACCCTAATGGGACTTCTATTGATGACTGTATGGGTGTGGCTGTTGAGAAGTATGTCTCTATCCACAAGATCGTTAAAGGTCAGGAAGAAGGTATCTATCGTAAGGTAGCTATCGGTACTGACTCAGAAGACACAGACTTAGAGCCTACCCAAGAGGTTAGCCAATTCCAAGACGATAAAGTTAAACTTTTAACTTACTACGGCTTAGTCCCTAGAGAGTACATCGAGCAACTAGAGAATGAGGAAGAAGTAGAAGACTTGTTCCCTGAAGACTCTATCCAAGATGACTATTCTGACTTGGTAGAGGCTATTATCGTTATCGCTAACGATGGTGTTCTTTTGAAAGCAGAAAAGAACCCGTACATGATGAAAGATAGGCCAATTCTGGCTTATCAAGACGATACAGTTCCTAATCGACTATTAGGTAGAGGTACTGTAGAGAAGGCTTACAACTCTCAAAAGGCTATTGACGCTCAGATTCGTTCACATTTGGACTCTCTGGCGTTGACTACAAGTCCTATGATTGCAATGGATGCCACAAGACTTCCACGAGGTGCTAAGTTTGAAGTAAAACCAGGCAAGGCAATCCTGACAAACGGCAATCCCGCAGAGATTTTGTTCCCCTTCAAGTTCGGAAATACCGATTCTGGGAACATAACAACTGCTAAAGAGTTCGAGAGAATGCTTTTACAGGCTACTGGTACTCTTGATTCACAGGGAATGGTGTCTGCTGTGTCTAGGGACTCCAATCAAGGTGGCATCTCGATGGCTGTGGCTTCTATTATCAAGAAGTACAAGCGTACATTGGTGAACTTTCAAGAGGATTTCTTGATTCCTTTCATCAACAAGGCTGCCTTTCGGTATATGCAGTTCGACCCTGAAAGGTATCCTACTGTTGACATGAAGTTTATCCCGACTGCTGCTTTAGGGATCATCGCTCGTGAGCATGAACAACAACAGTTCATCTCCTTACTTCAGACTCTTGGCCCAAATACACCTGTTTTGCCTGTTATTCTTAAAGGAATCATGGCTAACTCATCTTTGTCTAACAGATATGAGTTGATTCAGATGTTGGATGAGATGTCTAAGCCTGATCCACAAGCACAACAGATGCAACAAGCACAGGCTCAGTTGGCTATGCAGTCTGCTCAAGCTCAGATCGCTGTTCAGACTACCCAAGCAGAGCAAAATCGTGCTGAAGCGCAAAAATTGATGACTGAAGCGCAATTGATGCCTCAAGAACTACAGGCTAAGGTGCTTTCTAGTACAACCAAGAACCTTCCTACGGGTGGAGAGCCTGCTGAGTTTGACAAGCGGGTAAAGATTGCTGAGTTGATGCTCAAAGAGGCTGACATTAAGAACAAATCTAAGATTGTTGAGATGCAGATGTCGGATAAGATGGAGAAAGCGTTTCTTGATCGCATCACTTCGGAATTGAAATAATGGAACTGTTGAAAAACCTTGAAGGAATGTCTGCTGATGAGCAGATGAGTGCCGTTGTGGAGCTTCAAAAAGCCGCCATGAAGACGCTAGAAGAGCAAAAACAAGTCTCTATCGGTAAGAGTGCTGAGATGGTGATTCTTGGTTTAAAGAAGATTAAAGCCGACTTTGAAGCCAAGTTTGACTCTCTGAACTACGACATTCAGACCAAAGTTGCTAACCTGAAAGACGGACAACAAGGAATACAGGGTCAAAAGGGTGAGCAAGGCGATCGAGGACTAGATGGCGCTCAAGGAAGAGATGGGAAGTCTGGTTTAGATGGTAAAGACGGATTAGACGGAAAAGATGGAATTAGCGTCCAAGATGCCAAGATTGACTTTGATGGCAGTCTGGTTATTACTTTATCTGATGGCAGAGAAATCAATGTAGGCGAGGTAGTTCCTGTTGATGTTGCACAGACAATCCATAAGATTCAAAGCGGATCAGGTGGTGACTCACAGACTACTTTAAACGCCATTGCTGCCCTACAAGCCACGATTGCCACTTATGGCACGATGGCAACACAGAATAAAACCTCTGTAGATATTGAAGGCGGCACGATTGACAACACAGTCATTGGAGCAACAACACCCTCTACAGGTGTGTTTACAGATGCGTCTGTAACTACTGCTTCAGGGCAATCAGCGTTTAACGAAAACAATACCATTACTGGTTGGATTTACTCAGGTAATAGTTTTTCTGTTGCGAGTCAAGAAACATCGCCAAATGGTTTGTTTATTGGCTCTAATGGCACAAAGATGTACGTCAACGGCTCAACTGGAGATGATGTCAATGAATATTCACTTTCAACTGCATGGGACATTACAACAGCCACGTTTGTAACAACATTTTCTACATCTGCACAAGATAGTGCCCCAAATGACGTATTTTTTAAACCCGATGGTTTGTCAATGTTTGTGATGGGAAATACAAACGACACAGTTTATCAATACACGCTTAGTACGGCTTGGGATGTTTCAACGGCTTCATACGCAAGCAAATCATTTAGTGTTGCATCACAAGAAGCAACACCACTTGGTCTTTGGTTTAAACCAGATGGTTTAGTGATGTATGTTGTTGGTACTAGTTCTGATACTGTATTTCAATACACACTTGGAACTGCGTGGGATGTCTCTACCGCTTCTTATTTGGGTGTTTCTTACAATTTTGCAACGCAAGAAGCACAGGCAATCCAAGTAAATTTAAGTGCTGACGGCTTAAAAATGTGGATTCTTGGTGTTGCTGGCGATGACATTTGGGAATACACACTTGGTACTGCGTGGAATGTAAGCACAGCAACGCCAGTCAATAACTTTTATATTGGCTTTCAAGAAACATCCCCCCAAGGTTTATTTATTGATAGTACAACTTCAAATCGTGTGTATCTTGTGGGTGGTACATCAGATTCTGTTTTTCAATACTACACAGCCGCTAATTCTTTAAAACTTGACACAGAAAAGTTATACGTTGATGGTCAGTTATCAGTAAATGGAAACTTTGTTGCAGGTCAAAATGCTTATGTAGATGGTGCAATAACTGTTCAAGGTGCTGGTAGTCTTGGCTCACTTACTGTTGGAGCACTTAGTAATAATTCTACAATCAATTTGACAGGTGCTACAACAAGCACAACATCACTTGGAACTGCCGCTACGACAGGAACACTTTCTCTTGGTGGTACTGCTCAAACAGGCATAATTACTTTAGGCCAATCAACAGTATCCCAGACAACCAACATTCAAGCGGGTGCAACAGCATCTGGAAGCACCAAGACAATTAACATTGGTACTGGTGGCCTGTCTGGTTCTACAACAGACATCAACCTTGGTTCTTCCGTATCAGGCTCTTTAGGTTCTATTGTAGCCAATGGAGCGTTTACTGCTACTGGACAGACTTCTTTAGGTGGTGTGGCAGGTAGTGAATCTTTGCGTGTATTAACGCCCACACTTGCAGGTAATTATGCTCAAATAAACACCAACAATTTTGGCGACGTAATCTACGGCAATGCTGGAAGCGGAACTAACATTCCAAACATCTTTTTGACAAAAGGTACTGGGGTTCATAAGTTTGCAACCAACAACAGCGTTTCAAATACACAGGCTCAAGTATCCCACACAGCCTCTGCTGTTAACTTTGTTAATTTAACTGGTAACGCAACAGGCTCTCGTCCTGTCGTTTCATCACAAGGTTCTGATGCCAACATTGGTTTGAACTTTGCCAGTAAAGGCAATCGTTCTATCTCGTTTCTGACCAACTCGGTTACCGCATTTGATGTATTGTCACCTGCCTCTGGTGTTAATTATGTTTCCGTAACTGGCTCAATTACTGGTGTTTCTCCAATTGTTTCCGCCACAGGTACAGACACCAACATAGACCTAACCTTAACACCAAAGGGAACAGGTAACGTCAGGTTTGGTACTTACACAGGAACTATTCTGACACCTACAGGCTATGTAGAAATCAAAGATAGTGGTGGTACAGTTCGCAGACTTTTAGTTGGTTAACAGGAGAAAACATGAACGATTTTGACTTGAATGAGTACGAAGACATTGATGATGACAACAATAATAAACCAACTGCTTTAGCCACTAAACAAGACACAAGCATTCCTTTTAACTTTGCACCTGAAGGTAGCAAAAAATATTTCTTTATCAACAACTGGACTGAACATCATGGCCCTAATTAAATCAATTATGACTGACTACGGATGCACCGCAGATTATTGGAACATTGGTGCTGTTCAAGAAGACTTCAAAGGTCGTGGAACAGAGATAACCTTTTACGGCTACGCATCCAAAGAAGCCCGTGATTCTGGTAAACAACCATTATCCGCAGGTAAGGTTCAGATTTCTGGTGATGACTATGTAGCGGGTGCAGACCGAGCAGCCCTATACGCAATTATCAAGCAAAAGCCTGAGTTTGAAGGTGCGACTGACGCATGACACCAGACCTTGAAAAATACTATACAGATAGATTCGAGATGATGTCTACCCAAGGGTGGAAAGATTTAGTAGAAGATATTGACAAAATAATAGTATCTTTGAATAATATCTCTGTAGTTTCTGATGAGAAAGACCTACAATTCAAAAAAGGTGAACTTTCTATCCTAACTTGGCTGAAAAATCTTAAAGAGATCAGCGAGAGGGCTTATGAAGAGATTTTATGATTACGTCTGTGAAAACGGACACAAGACAGAAAAGTTTGTTGTTTATGAGGCAACGAACTTGAAGTGTGAGTGTGGGGCTTTGGCTACACGTTCACTCTCTGCGCCAGCTTTTAGACTTGAGGGATGGTCTGGTTCTTTTCCATCGGCTTATGCCAAATTTGGAAAGAGTCATACCGACAAGTTGAAATCTGAGCAGAAACTCAACTCATAAGCAATTATGCCGAGTTGAATCTCCTATAACCGATAACGGCAGGAAAAAGGAAACGTATGTTGATTGACAACGAAAAAGAAGAGTTAAGTGAGTTTGACATTGTCGAGCAGAAGACTTCACAAAAAGCTGAAGATCAGTCTGAACTTCCTGATAAATACAGGCACAAAAGTTTAGATGAAATTGTGAAAATGCACCAAGAGGCTGAAAAGCTCATTGGTAAGCAAGCACAAGAAGTAGGCGAAGTCAGAAAGTTAGCTGATGAACTCATTAAACAGAACCTTAGTTCTAGACAACAACAGACTAGAGTAGAAGAGCCTGAAGTAGACTTCTTTGAGAATCCACAGAAGGCAGTTCAAAGGACAGTTGATAGTCACCCTGACATCATTGCGGCTAGACAAGCCACTTTGGAGATGAAAAGGGCGCAAATTCAGCAGAAGTTAGCGCAAGAACACCCTGATTTTGGCGATATTGCTAAAAATGAGGACTTTGCGAATTGGGTCAAATCTAGCCCTGTTCGCATTGATTTGTTCAAGAAAGCTGATGCTGATTTCGATTATGATTCTGCCAATGAACTGTTATCGACTTACAAAGAACTTCGATCTGTCAAACAGAAGCAAACGAGTGATGCTGGAGAAGCCACTCGCAAGCAGAATTTGAAAGCAGTTGGAGTAGATGTAGGTGGTTCTGGAGAGTCATCAAAACGAGTTTATCGTAGGGCTGACCTTATTCGGCTGAAAATGCAAGACCCTAACCGCTATGAGGCGCTTTCTGATGAAATCATGTTAGCGTACCAAGAGGGTAGAGTTAAGTAAACTTAATTTATTGGAGATTTAAACATGGCTAATACAGCATTCGCACCTAACAATGCAACCACAGTAACAACCGCAGCAACGTTCATTCCTGAAATTTGGAGTGATGAAATTGTTGCCAGTTACAAAAAGAACCTTGTTCTAGCAAACTTGGTTATGAAGATGAACTTCAAGGGCAAGAAGGGTGACGTAGTTCACATTCCCGCCCCTGGTCGTGGTTCAGCTTCTGCTAAAACAGCAACTGATGCAGTTACCTTAATTGTTGACACAGCATCTGAAGTTCAGGTATCTATCAACAAGCACTATGAATATAGCCGCTTGATTGAGGATATTGCAGAAGTTCAAGCCTTGAACTCTATGCGTAACTTCTACACCTCTGATGCGGGTTATGCCTTGGCTAAACAAGTCGATACAGACTTGATTCAGTTGGGTCGTTCTGCCAATGGTGGTACTGCTGGTAGCGCTCGTTATGATGCTGGTTTTGTTGGTGGTGATGGTACAACAACCTTCGACTACACTGCTAACACCAACACTGGTAACGCCTCTGCTCTGACTGATGCGGCTATTCGTCGTACTATTCAGCGTTTGGACGATAACGACACTCCTATGGATGGTCGCTTCTTCATCATTCCTCCTTCAAGCCGTAACACGTTGATGGGTCTTGCCCGTTACACTGAGCAGGCTTTTGTGGGTGATGGCAACGCTATCCGCAATGGTGAGATCGGCAACCTTTATGGTATCCCCGTGTTCACATCTAGCAACGCTGACTCTGCATCTGCAACAGCCGCTTTCCCAGCAAGTGGTTCTGCTATTGCTCGTGTCTGCTTGATGGGTCACAAGGACTCTATGGTTCTGGTTGAGCAAGTTGGTATCCGTTCACAAGTTCAGTACAAGCAAGAGTATTTAGCTACTTTGTTTACTTCTGACACTTTGTATGGTGTTGCCGCCTTGAGGAAAGCTGCCACTACTGGTGCGGCTACTTCTTCTTCCATGTTTGCCTTGGTTGTTCCTTCTTGATTACAACCTTTCCCCTCGCCTTCGGGTGGGGGGGTTTTTTACATTAAGGAGAATTTATTATGGCAGCAGCAACCGCAGTCGTTTCCCGTAGGGGCAATGACCAGTTCCGTGGTCTATTTACAGACACTTGGGATGTTACTTGTACTCTTGATAGCGCTTCAGTATCTACTGTTTCTACCGCTACAGATACAGTGACAGTGCCAGGTGTTGCTTTGGGTGATATGGTTCTTGGTATGGCAATTGGCGTTTCTGAGGCAGGTTTGGTTCGTAGAGCCTATGTTTCAGCCGCTAATACAGTTACTATCGTGACGTACAACCCTACAGGCAGTTCTGTAGACTTAGCATCTACTACATTGCAACTTATTGTTGCTCGTGCAGTAGTCTAATCCAAGGGGGCTAATAACCCCCTTTTTCACGGAGTTCTTATGGCAACCTTTCGATGCTTACAAAGCGGTAACACAGTTACCTTCACATATCAGCATGATATTGACACAATGAAAGGTCATCAGGGCTATGTTAGAGTAGACCAAGAAGAGGTCGAAACTAAACCTGTTGTTCAAGCCCCTCCTATTAAAAAGGCTGGGCGACCTAAGAAAGTCGAAAATGTCTGAAATTGACCCAAGAGAATTCGGCAAGTTAGAAGCCCAAGTTGAGGCTTTACAGCTAGAAGTTCATGGACTTCGACAAGATATTAAACTGCTTTTAGAGATGGCTAACAAGTCTAAAGGCGGTATGTTTGTAGGAATGGCGATAGCCTCCTTTATTGGTGGCATCATCACTTTTGTTGCTGATCGACTTTGGAAATAAGGAGCATATTATGCCTATGGTTGGAAAAAAGAAGTTTCCCTACTCTTCAGAGGGCAAGAAAGAAGCCAAAGAGTACGGCAAGAAAAAGGGTATGCCTGTAACCATTATGGTTGCGGTTGGTAGAGGTATGCCTACCCGTGGTGGTCGTACTGCTACGAACATGATGAAGAAATCTGGACGAGGTAAATAATGTCATCTTTAACTACTCCCGTTACCCTTCTTAGTGCAGTTGTTGCAACTGGCGCTTCTAAGGCAGTTCAAGCTGATGCGGGTCAACCTGCATTTCTACAAGTTACAGGCATTACAACGGCTACTGTTGCTTTACAGGGCAGTCTTGATGGCACAACATACGCAACCATTGGCACTGCTTTAACTGCTGATGGCATTGTTACTATTGCTAATGCGCCTAAGTATTTAAGAGCCAATTGCACAGCATATACATCTGGAACAATTACAGCAAAGGTTTTGTACTGATATGAAAAAGACTAAAGCAGAAGCTAAGATTTCCAAGGTTATGCGTGAGTACAAAGAAGGTACTCTGCATTCTGGCAAGAAAGGCCCTGTTGTTAAGTCTAAAGATCAGGCCATTGCCATTGCTTTATCACAAGCTAGGAAGAAGAAATGAAACAAGGACTCTACAGTAACATTGCCGCAAAGAGGGAACGTATCAAATCTGGTTCAGGCGAAAAGATGCGTAAGGTTGGTTCTAAAGGCGCTCCTACTGCAAAGGACTTCAAGCAAGCAGCTAAGACTGCTAAAAAGAAATGAAAACTCCCGCTTGGCAACGAAAAGAAGGAAAATCTGCTTCTGGGGGGTTGAATGCCAAGGGGAGAGCATCGTATAATCAAGAAACTGGTGGTAATTTAAAGCCTCCAGTAAAGTCAGGCGACAACCCTCGTAGGGCCTCCTTTTTAGCACGTATGGGCAATATGCCTGGCGCTGAGATGAAAGATGGAAAGCCTACTAGACTTTTACTTTCTCTTAGAGCTTGGGGCGCAACGTCCAAGGAAGACGCTAAAGCAAAGGCTAAAGCGATCTCTAAGAGGAACAAATGAGACCAATATCAGTCGGAGTTAACCCAACAGCTAATACGCTGACAACTGTTTACACAGTTCCTACGGGTTACTACGCCAAGTTTACTGTGATGTACATTCACAATACTGGTGGATCGACTAAGCATATTACTGTTCAGTGGAATGATGCCAGTGCCGCCACTT